ATGGGGGAGAAAACGATACGCCGTTGTTTCCAGCACTGTAGGTCGCGGTTCCAACCGAGGCCAGTAGTGAACAGGAGACTTCGGAATACCAACCCCGGACCCGGTTCTCGGGCACGGGGGATTGGACACCTCGCTATCCGTGACACCATGTCACGAATAAACTGGCACACATACCACTGACCACGTAAATAAAATTGGTCAGCAGTTGAGCACCAGCTCATAAGCGACGATGGCGTCCAGTCTCGTGCGTTGTCCCAGGGCATTTCTCGGGCATAGATGGGTTTAACATCCACACCGTCATAGAAATCTGCCCCGCAAGACTCCCGGAATTTAGAATACCGGAAAGACTTATGGACATTAACTTTGAGAGCGTAGCTCTCTAGGTATCGCACGACTGTGTCCGTGTACTCTGTAGGAACGATTATGTCGTCCCCGTAGATGGCGATCTTTCCTGAATATTTTAGGATCGATGCCGAACTCGGAAGAATGCCGTCTTGAATATGCATCGCACTCTGGATTAGCGTGTAAAACACGCAAGCCTCGACTGGGAAACAGCAAGCTGACCCCATAGAAGCAAATTTACAAAGAACGATGTTCTTACCCGACGGTAACTCAGCATGCAATGAGCGAGAGTCCTGGAGCAATTCCAGAATACCACTCTTAGCAAAAATACGATTGACGAGGTGCAAGTGAACCCTATCGCTCGCATCTTTGAGATCCAGCGTTGTAAGACGCTGATTCTTGCTGCTGACGTAAGCGAGTCTCTGATTAACACTCTGATCCGTAAAACGGATTGAGCGCTTCGTCAGGCGATGACTCTCGATGGCGTCATACATCAGGTCCTTAACGGCCTGCTGCATATATTGCACATTAGAGGGTTCTATCGCAATGACTCGTGGTGTGGATTGGGTCTTAGGGACAAATACCACCCTTACAGGGGCTTCGTCCTTAAGGTCGACGTAGTCGACTGCACCCTCTCCATAGCCTCCGGTTGATGCGTCTGCTGCAATCCCATAGTTGGGGAAGCAGTGGAGATCGCTGGGGAAGCTAAGCTCCGATCGCTGGTACCACCGACGGACACGATATCGCTCGTTAGAGCGTAAACGATCCGCAGTGACGCCAGGACCATGACGACAAACAAGACTGAGATAATCAGGCTCAGGAAA